CGGCGGTGCGTCATCAGTATCCAGAAGGAGACTTACAATGGTCAGGAACGGTCCTCTATCGCTAAGGTATTGCCCCACCCTGATGGCCCAGGACCGGTCACCGGGTTCAACCCTAAGAAGGCCTCCGATGACCCGATTCCTTTCTGAGTTGGAGCCGACCAGCGCCAGGGGGTTGGTACGCCAACCCCCGGCGCATTGGGGGTGAATCACGGTGTTGGTAGACAAGGTAGATGAACGTTATTGGCCCTTGATGGAGCGGTTCAAGAAAGCGCCAGAGTTGACGATTGACGTTGAAACTACCGGCTTGAGGATTTGGCACGGGGACCGTATCTGCGGCATCGCTGTCTACGATGGTGAAGTGGCCGCCTACTTCCCCTTCCGACACGAGACCGGTCCTAACCTACCTTTGGAGCGGTTGGAGGATTTCCGGCAGCTGGTCCGGGACAAGACCATCATCAACCATAACATTAAGTTCGACATAGAGGCTATGTGGGTGGACGGATTCCCGTTACCGCGCCGGGTTGAGGACTCGATGTTGGCGGCGCACTTGATGAATGAAAATGAATACAAGCTTGACGCTCAAGGACGGCCCATCAGGAGATCAGATGGTCACATGGCTACTGATTATACTCTCTCCCATTTGGCGAAGAAGTATCTAGGCCAGGCTGATTCCAAGGATGAGATGGAGCGGATCATGAAGGAGAGGAGGTTAACCAAGAGTGATTTATGGCGACTGCCGCCGGAGCTAGTGGCACCATACGCCGTGGGTGATGTGAAGTTAGCCAAGGCCCTGCGTGATTTTTACGTTCCGCACTTGAAGCTGTGGCGATTGTATGACCTATGGCAGGAGGTCAACCGTTACTGTGTCATTACCGCCAAGATGGAGATTAGGGGTCTGCAGCTGGATCTGGATCGTGTCCGCCAGTATATGGAAGAAGCGGAGCAGATGATAGAACCAACCTTGAAGGAAATCCAGGTTTTGGCCGGTTACGAGATTAACCCTGCCAGTTCCAAACAGCTCCAGGCGTGGCTGGGGTTGGACAGTACCTCCAGGATGGCTTTGGAGGAGGAACTCACGCGCCTGCCGGAGGATCACCCCAGGGCCATCGCCATCCGCAAGATCCAGGAATATCGGGACTGGACCAAGGTTAACTCCACATATTACCAGCCGTATCTGGAGTTGTGCGATTCCAACGGGGCCATACATCCAAACTTGTTGCTGCACGGGACGGTATCCGGACGACTGTCCTGCGCGCAACCTAACTTGCAGGCGGTACCACGATACTCTAAGGTATATAAAGTCAAGGATGTCTTCGTAGCCCGGCCCGGATACGTTCTGGTGTCAGCGGACTACTCCCAGGCGGAGATTCGGTGGGGAACCCACTACGCCAGGGAGGAGAACATGGCGGCAAACATCCTGGCTGGCAAGGACATTCACAGCGCAGCGGCGGAGGAGCTGGGGATCCCCCGGGACGCTGCCAAGCGAATCAACTTCGGCATTATTTACGGCATTGGCCGGGAGGCCCTAGCCAGGCAGCTAAGGATCCCGGTGGAGAAAGCGGCGGAATACCTACAGAAGTACCACGAGAGGTACCCCGGATTCCGGCGGCTGTACAAGCGGGCGGAGGAGGTCGCCACGGAACGCGGTTACATTCGGATGTTCACAGGCCGGGTGCGCCGCTATGACCAATATAACCCAACCCACAGGGCGTCCTCCAACCTTATCCAGGGTGCCGTCGCCGAAATGATGCGGCTGGCTATCCTCCGGTTAGATAAGCTGTTGGAGGGTTGGAATACTCACATGTTGTTACAAATCCATGACCAAATAATCTTCGAAGTCCCGGAGGATAAGCTATTTAAGGTACTGCCGATCATAAAGGACGGCATGGAGAATTTCCTGCCGGGGTTCGAGCTGTACGTCCCCATGAAGGTGGATATCAAGTACGGGCCATCTTGGGGACAGATGACCGAATGGACGGGCGAGGAAGAATAGCCCGTCTCTCGGATAACTACCAAGTTAAGGAGGGTATACTTATGCGGAAGCCCAAAGGTCACGTTTTGGCAGTTGTTGGGGCCCAGTACGGGTCTGAAGGTAAAGGTGTTATTGTAAATTATCTGGCCAATCGCTACCACGTCCACGTTCGCGCAGGCGGTCCTAACGCCGGTCACTCCTTCATCTATAAGGGCCGGGTCTGGAAAATGCAAGTTATTCCCTGCGGCTGGACTAACCCTGAGGCGGTCCTGGTCCTAGGCCGGGGGATGTTGGTGAACCCGGAGATCCTCCTGCGAGAATTAGAGGCCATCCGGGAGGTCGACCCTACTATCGATGACCGGTTAATTATTGACACCCAGGCTGGTATCCTGGATCGGTCCTTCCATGAGGAGGAGGGCGGTACAGAGGGTGAGCTGCACCAGCGTATCGGCTCCACCGGTGAGGGTGTCGGTGTGGCCCGGATTGCCAGGATTCGCCGGGATCCGTCCCGGTTCAAGCTAGCCAAGGATGTCGCCGATGAGTATGGGCTCCGGCGGTATCTGAGGGAGAATACTCCCAAGCTCCTGCAACAATATCTGAAAGGCAGCCAGAACATCCTCTTAGAGGGTACCCAGGGATCGGGCCTGTCCCTCATTCATGGCCCGTGGCCTTACGTGACCAGTCACGACACCAATGCCGCCCAACTTGCTGCTGACGCCGGTATTCCGCCCATGTTGGTGACTCGGGTCTTGTTGGTGGCCCGGACCTATCCAATTCGGGTAGCCGGTAATTCCGGACCGCTGAAGAACGAACTAACCTGGGAGGAAATCTCCCGGCGGGTTGGTAAGCAGGTGGTGGAGCGAACCACTGTCACCAATAAGGTCCGCCGGATAGGTGAATGGGATGAAGAATTATTGGATAACGCTATTACGTTGAACCGTCCTACTTCCATCGCTATTACGTTCATGGATTATCTCTCGCCGCAGGACGAGGGCAAGACCCAATGGGAGGATCTGTCGGACACCACCAAGCGGTTCATCCAGTACGTGGAATCCCGGTTCCGGGTCCGAGTGTCTCTTATCGGTACTGGTGGTCCCAATTGGAACATCGTGGATAGGGGGTTTGCTGTATGAAGATTTACTTCCAGCTTCTTCCAGGGGAGGGTAACCCACGGGTCCCAACCAAGGCTTACCCTGGTGATGCCGGGTGGGACCTGTATGTGAGCAGAGATGTTGTAGTCCCTGCTCACTCCTTCACCGATATTCATACCGATATTGCTATCGCCATGCCAGAGGGGGTATGGGGTCGGATTACTGGCCGCTCCAGCACTCTCCGGAAGTACAAGCTCTTGGTGAATGAGGGAATCATCGACAACGGTTACCGTGGCGAATTGTTTATTGGCGTATTTAACCTCACCGACCATGACCGGTTCATTCCGGCTGGTACCAGGCTTGCTCAACTCATCCTCCACCAGCTAATCGAAGATCTGCAGTGGGAGCCGATTCTGGTGTTACCTCCGAGCCAGCGTCAGGATAAGGGGTTTGGCTCCTCTGGACAATAAGATAGAAATGGGGGTGACGTGATGCAGTCGTATTGGCAGGTCGACAACGGCGACACAATCCAGACAATCTACCAGGGCGACGCGCTGGAGGTCCTGCGCGGCCTACCTTCAGAGTCCGTCCACTGTTGTATCACCTCGCCGCCTTATTGGGGATTGAGGGATTATGGAGTTGAAGGACAACTCGGACTTGAAGATACACCTGAAGAATACGTTGAAAATCTTGTTGCAATATTTAGAGAAGTAAAAAGAGTATTGCGGGATGATGGAACGCTTTGGCTGAACTTAGGCGATTGTCATTATGGAAGTAGTATGACAGGAGGTACTAATAGTATTGAATCTTCTGCCAAACGGAAAGGACGCATGTTTAAGAAGCCTTCAAATTGTACATCAAAGCAGGGGAAGAGTCAATTAAAACCCAAAGACCTTGTAGGTATCCCGTGGATGGTAGCCTTTGCCCTTCGTGCTGATGGTTGGTATCTTCGACAAGACATTATATGGCATAAACCAAATCCGATGCCTGAGAGCGTCACCGACCGACCAACGAAGGCGCACGAGTATGTTTTCCTGCTGACAAGGAAAAAGAAGTATTTCTATGATGCGGAAGCGATCAAGGAGAAACAATCGGGGAAGATAAAGACACGCAGGTTCAGTTCGGATGGTGGAGTAAAGGCCAGGGCTATGGGAAAACATATATCTGGTGGAAATGAGGGGACAGGGGCAAAATGGACAGATACAGGTTTCCGCAACAAGCGTTCAGTATGGACCATACCAACAAAGCCATTCAAGGAAGCACACTTTGCAACATTCCCGCCAGACCTCATCGAGCCCTGCATCCTGGCAGGTACATCTCCTATGGCCTGTCCCCATTGTGGCGCACCGTGGAAGAGAATGGTGAAGGTTGAGTCGGGACAAGGTGAAGGTAAACCGTATGATAGCAAGCGCCCGGATGGGTTGGTCTTTCGAGGCAGAAACAGACCTTCAAAGCGAATCGAACTTGGTTGGTATCCTACCTGCTCCTGTCCCGATAACGACGGTTCCGGCCGGTGTGTCGTTCTTGATCCGTTCCTCGGTAGTGGTACGACACTGCTCGTCGCCCAGCGCCTTGGACGTTCGGGTATCGGCATCGAACTGAACCCTGACTACTGTGCTATGGCCAGCCGACGGATCGACCGGGAACAGTGGAGTGGATCTCGGCGTGACGATGCAGGTAGATAATAGGAATGGAGGTGATCTGAATGCAGACGGTACACCAATCGGCGGACCCTAATAAGCCCGCTACCTTCGAACAGGCCCTAGCCCGGCTGAACGCAGAGTGTGACCGGGTCATGATCAAGAAGCAGCTTGACTACGGTAACTTGAATATCACCATCTGGGGCGTGTTAGGCGTAGCAGTGCGCTTGACTGACAAGGTGATGCGGCTGCGGGAGCTGGTTCTTAGCGGTCGTCCACCCCAGAATGAATCAATCAGGGATACTGCCATCGATATCCGCAACTACGGGCTCATTCTTCTTATGCTGGCCGATGGTCTGTGGGGGCTCCCTATGGAGACTACCCAGAATACTGAGCAAATTGAGGGGAGGTAATCGGATTATGTTAGTCTATCTTGCTGGTCCCGTTGATGGAGTACAGCGGCAGGAGGCGCTGAACTGGCGAGAGGATGTGTCCCAGCGCCTGAATCGGGCCGGTATCAGCACTTTCAGCCCGGCACACGCTTTCTCCGTGGTGCACTTTGGCAGCAACGGCCCGTTAAATAAGGCCACGGCCCGAACGGTTACTGAGATTAATCGGTATGCTATCAGCCAATCTTCCGTGGTATTGGCTTACCTACCAAAGGATCGTATTACGATCGGTACCATCCGGGAGATTGAATACGCCGTTTCTATCGGTAAGCCGGTGGTGGTCCTGATCGAACGCACTGACACTCCCTTCCTATCTTTGTATGATGTCATTCAGGTATCCGATTGGGATGAGGCTGTTGGTGCTGTAATTGAAGTTCTGTTTACTGGTCAGTTCCGCGCCAACGTCACCTGATTGTTGAGGAGAAGATGGCACATGGGAGCTCGTAGAAACAGAGAAAGACATATTTCTAAGAAGAAAATAAGCAACAAGGCAAGCAGGATTAGGTGGGAGCGTGTCGTTGCTGCTACTGTCCTGCTTGCTTCTTTATCTACCGCTGCTGGTTTTCAATATCTAAAAAACAATGAAAAAAAGCCATTAAAAAACTACTACTGCACTAATCAGCAGGTTTTCACGTATAAATACACCGTTGATGAAAGAGTAGCTCAGCATTTCAATTCCGAAGCCTTCAGAGGTTTAACCGTTAACCCTATATACCAAATGGCAGTTAAGCAAAACGTTAATTCTAGTATAGCACTAGATATTGCTAATGCATACTCAAAGTGTAACCACGGAATTATTCCACCGGAAGTTATCCTCGGCGTTATAAAGACAGAGAGCAATTTCAACCCTAACGACGTTTCATACGCTGGCGCGAAAGGTATCATGCAGCTGTTACCCGGGACGTTCAACATGTACGTAGAAAAATATCCAGAGCTCTTCAGTGAAGGCAACATTTTTAACGTGCAGGAGAACGTTTGTGCTGGGATTTTATATCTTCAGGACAGCTATCAGGCTTGGGTACAGCATACAGCAAACGCAACTGAAGCACTAGACTTGGCTATTGGTTCATATTTAATGGGCGTGCGAGGCTTGAAGGAACTAAGCACGGAACCATTAAAAGCAGTTTACAGTGACAGGTATTTTGTCAGTGAATACGTGCGAAGAGTTAAACAGTATGCTACAATATTTAGTAACCAGTAAGAGAAAGGAGGCTTAACGTGAAAGACAAAGAAAATGATATAGAAGAAATGGCTGACGAGCTGACGAAAGAGCTTTTGAAAGCTAACTACAATAAAATAAAAGATGTCATAAGTGAAGCGTTTTCAATGCTTGACCAAAATGAAGTATCATCCGAAGAATCAAAGAGAAGAGTAAAAGAAATGCTAATGGAAGTTGAAAGACTTATGTCCTCTCTTGCCTACACAGGCAGTCCAGCACTAAGGATTGCAGTTTTAGAGTTTTGCAAACAAGGTAATGACAAAGACAGAGAAAATGCCATAGATGATGTGTCAACGGTATTTGAAGAAATAGTAAGGCTAAGGACAGACCCGATAATGGAAAGGTTATATTCTTACGTAAAAAAGAGCGGTCATTTACGAGATGTTTACTGGCTTGTGAACTTTGCAATAAACCCAATGGAAGTAGCCATTACCATTTTATCAGATTATGAAACTGTTGAAGATGAGGATTGAAGAAGATGAAGATTGGGGAAAGGAGAGTTTGTCAGAGATGCTTGAATTAAACAAAATCTATAATATGGATTGCCTTGAAGGAATGAAGTTAATTGATGATAAAAGTATTGATATGATACTTTGTGATTTACCATACGGAACAACGGCTTGCAAGTGGGATACAATTATTCCTTTTGAGCCTTTATGGGAACAATATGAGAGGATTATTAAAGACAATGGCGCAATTGTGCTATTTGGCAGTCAACCTTTTACAAGTGCATTAGTTATGAGTAATCTTAAATTGTTTAGATATGAATTGATATGGCAAAAAACACTTGCCACTAACTTTTTTTTAGTAAAAAAACAACCAGCAAAAAAACACGAAAATATATTGGTATTTTATAAAAAACAGCCTACTTATAATCCACAAATGGAAATAGGAAAACCATATAAAGATAAACCTAGGAAAAGAACTGTTGGAATACATGGTAATGCCGAAACAATAAAAAAAGCAATTAATAATGAAGGAACACGTTACCCTTCATCAGTTCAATTGTTTAGTAATGGAAATAATAGGAATGTACATCCAACACAAAAGCCCGTTGCACTCTTTGAATACCTAATTAAGACTTACACAAACGAAGGGGAAACGGTACTTGATAACTGTATGGGTAGCGGAACTACAGCAATAGCCTGTATCAATACGAACCGCAATTACATAGGGTTTGAAATCGATCCAGACTATTACGAGGCGGCACAGGAACGCATAAGAATACATATGCAGCAACAAACACTATTTAAACTATCCAGATGAGGATTGATGAAGATTGGAGGAATTTAGGATGCAGGTCAAGAATATCACCCGGCCTGAGTACTTCGTCATCTGCCGGGACAGTCGGGTTTACTGGTGGTGTCGGTTCGAGATGAACAACATCGCTAAGAGCATCCCAGGGGCTCGGTGGAACAGGGAACTAAAAGCCTGGGAATATCCGGCGACACCAGCGGTGGCTGCCGCCATCACCAAGCACATACAGAGCGAATACATTCACCCCGACGTCTTGGCGATGGCCAACACCATCATCGAAGCCGCCGCCGCATTAACCGGCCTGGTCAGACCCGACCGGTACGGTTTTACCATCTAATCGCCAACGGTACGGTGGATGAGAAGGTGTATGCCGCCCTGAAGGCTAAGGCCGATGTGGTTAGCTGCATCATGGATGATATGAAGCTGGAGGCTGTTCAGGAGTAATAGAATGTGTCAAATAAATACTTGACAAAGATATACAGCCTGTGTTATAATAAAAGTAGGAAAAATAAAGATAAGGAGGAGGAACGGAAATGAAGATTAACGAAATGGTACAAATTCATAGCGGATGCAATTCAATGGGAGGCATGTTCATCTACGAGAGATTTATCACAGGTACAATTGTTAAGATCAATAAAAAATCCATTAGGATGCACATGACACACGTTAAGTACGCCATAAATGGTAAAGTCACAAGAGAGTATGGCATGGATGAAACAGCAACGTTCACTTTCTGGAAGACGGTTGACAGACAGCACGGAACAGCCAGCATTTACAAGAACAATAAGTATGGTATCATTGAAATCGCTAACTGATTAAGTAATAATGGGGCCCGCCGGGAGCCGTCAATCCCGGCAAAACCAAATTAATGACAAGGAGGGACATAAAATGAAGAAAATCGTGATGATTCCGGAAACTTTGGACGGGCGGAAGAAAACCTGGAGAAAGCATCTGGGGAGCGTTGACAAGACAAAGGCAAATGGATACGCCTTTGTCGGTAACTGGCTACAGGCAGGCGAGCGCGCGGAGCTGGAAGTTGGCAGCTTCATCCTCTGTTATGACGAGCTGGGGAGCATGAAAAATTGGTATCCAGTGGTGCGTTTGTTTAAGGTTGTTGAAAATGGAGATGGATTGGAAGAAGTCTTCTACTGGAAAGGCGGCTACGGCGAACGCAGCTGGGCGCTTGCGGTTCGGGATGAGATCGCTGCTATTCTGGACGTACAAGGGCAGGAATCCTCCGAGGAGGAAAGCCCGCTGGCCAATATTCCCGATGAAGAGTTGATAGCGGAACTGGAGCGGCGCGGATATGCCGTTACTAAAATCGAAAGGGAGGAATGAAAAATGAACTTTAAGGACCTGCAAGAGAAATATAAAACGGTGAGGGGGAAATACGAGGAGGCGGAGGTCAAATATCTAAGAGAACTAGACCAATACGATGATTTACTTGAGAAGGATTTGGAGAAATACATTGACATAGATATGGAGCTAAGGGAAAAATACGGCGTCAATGAACTATTTATGGAATTAATCGAAGTGGAAGAGGAGCTAATAGAAAAAGGCAAAAACATTCTATATAAAACAAAGGAATTCCAGCAATTGCCGCAGTTGGAGCAGGAGCAAATCAGGCGAGTCCTGGAAGATAAAAGCCTATTGAGGCTCTGCAATATCAGGGAAAAGGTTCTAAATATCTTGGCAAACTGGAGGATTTAGCAAAATTCTCGGCTTAAAGATGCAAGTAGTAATAAAGAAGCCCGCCAGGGAAGGAGGGAAGAACCCAGCGGGCTTTTTAAATATATACTATTATTTAGCTGGTTTTATGCTATCCCAGGCTTCGCCTAGTTCTGCTTTCAGTTCTTTTAGCGCAGCTTCAATCAGACCCTTTATCTCGTCTTCGGACAATTGTATGCCCATTTTTTGTGCTGCATCGGACAGCCATTCCGCCGCTTTTTCATACTTCTCTGGTCCGCCTAAATCTTTATATGCCTGCTGAACAAACATTACAGCAATTCGGGCCAATTCCTTCTTTGTCTCCAGTTCACATATGATCTTCTGCACCTTCTCCGAGCCCAGCCTCTTCTGTATCCATGCCACCAGGTATGCCATAAGTATCGGCACTAACACCGCAATAATGTCATACAACAATCTCAAAACCGCATCATGCATCTTACTTACCTCCTTTCAATTTTTCGTATAGCTTTGCTAACATTGTAGCTACTTCCGCCTTCGTTGCGGGTTTCTCTGGATTGAAATTCCCGCTACCATCACCTTGCACAATACCGAGCTCCTTCAACTCCTTTATGTACTTATACGCCCAATGTGTCTGCGGTACATCTTTCATGGCCGACTCCTCCTTTACTAAAGGCATTCCTAGAAAACGAAGTACACCATTAGCTATCCCTACAGCACACTTCCTCTGGAACGCCTTGTTTTTAAGTAATACCTCTTCCTCGGGATTACTAATAAACGCCAGCTCCACCAACACGGCTGGCATTTTTGTATACCTTGTTACGTAATAATTGCCTTGTTTAACTCCTCTGTCCCTTAGACCTATCTGCTTCACCAACTCGCTCTGAATAAACTGTGCTAAAGTCTTACTTTTCGCGTCTTTGGGATAGTACCATGTTTCTGTTCCATGGGCTGTTCTATCATCTGCGGCATTGCAGTGGATTGAGATAAAAATATCAGCCTTAGCATTATTCGCCACGTCGCATCGGGCTTGGAGTTCGTTAGGCTGTTTTGCAGTTCTTACGTCTTTATCCGTTTCCCTGGTCATTACTACTTCTAAACCTGCAGCCTTAAGAATGTCCCTAAGCTGGAGCGATATCTGAAGCGTAATATCCTTTTCTTTTGTCCCGAAATACCCTACTGCCCCAGGCTGGCTTCCACCATGCCCAGGATCAATGCACACCTNCATCGTCGCTCCCTCCCTTCTTTGTCTCTTCTCTCTTTATTCCCGCCAATGCCCACAATTCACCAGTGGTAAATGCAAACCAACTCGCTATTAACGTTGCTGGCTCTGACCCTGTGTGCCAATATAAAAACAATACCACCACCACAAACAAGGCATTTAACAATATCACCCATCGCACTACTTTCTTAGAAAAACGCTCTTCAGTCATCTTTCTCATCTCTCGTCCTTGCAAGTATCTCGTCTATCTTGGTTTCTTGCCTTGCCATCTGCACCTCAATTTGGTGCAATACAGCCATCAACTCACGCAACGCCTTTGTATTGTTATCAATCACAGCCAATAGTTCCCTGCTATTATCAGGCTTAGGAGTGCCGATAATCTTCACAAACACATAACCAAGCATCGCTATCGCAAAAATTGCCACCCCGTATTGAGCTATTTCTGCCCCTGGCATCCTGCACCCCTCCGTTCATGGTCGCGAAGTGTTTCTTTTACATCGTCCATTTTCTTTCCCACCTCCATATAAGCCTACCCAGGCACCATTCCAGCGCCTGGGCATAAAAATAACTCCTCCCTAAACCAGATTTTCAGGATTCCAGATATCAGATTCCCGGAATATAAGCGGAGCGGAAGCCGAGGGCCGCGCTGGAGTACGAGCGGGAGGTGCTGCCGGTCAGGTAGAAGACACCGGCGCCGGCACCGCTGGACCAGTTGCCGCCGCGAAACGCGAGCCTTTCAAGGCCTGCTCCGTTGTTCATGTAGAAGTAATCTCCGCCATGATCTCCGTTATCTGCTGGGAAAAGTGCGAGCGCTTTAAGAATTTCCGGAATTGTGGACACTTCTGGAGCTACTGCAAGGTTTTTGAATTCTGTGCTTCTTAATGCATCCGCTTGATTGGTTATAGTCTTGCAAAGTGTGATTTTGCCATCTACAAAGTCCCATTTCAAGGTTCCGTCTGTATTTGGGTCTACAAGAGATCCATTTTCCAGAATAGCTCTCCAGAGCTCGCTTGAAACTGATTGGCTATTATTTGGATCTGCCGCATCATTGTTTGGTAGGATGTGAATTTCTCCACCTAATGTACGGTAGCCTCCGCACCATTCAGATACGTTTCCATTTAAATCCCATATGCCGGTTACTTCTCCGTTATGGCTCCATGTGACAGGGCCTGTTCCAGTCGCTACTCTCGCGATTTTGCCGCTATCATAGTAGGTGGGAATTGCTACATAAGTGCTCTCGGTGTGGTCCTTACCGTGGTTGTTGTTCCCTTTGGGCATGAGGCCATTCTTCCTGCACCACAGAGCAATGGCCGCCCATTCCGCATGAGTCATAAGGTGCCAGCCTGGTCCCTTTGCTTCGCAGGCCTGCCTTGCAGTGTCAAAGTTGATATCGGTCTTTGGATCCTCTCCCGGCAAACTGTAAGCTCTGCCGTTGTGGATTACGTTCTGGAACTTGGAAATGTAAATCTCCGGAACTTCGATACCATTCACTATAAATGCAGGGTGCGTGCTATCGCTTCCGCCGTCGATAACGTCTGAAATCTTGAATTTCGGAATGCGGACCATTACACTGGGTAGTCCTTTATCATCCAGGATGATTTCATTGCCTGGGCATGTTGCTTTGAGTGCTAAATTTACCAAATCAAAATTAGCCATCTGTCAGTCCTCCTTTATATTTCTACTGGTACCGGATGTTCAAGGCTCCAGAGCGTCAATGTGACCTCGTCCATGTCTATTGGCAGCGGCTCTGGCGCTTCTCCTTCGGTCTCCGGCTCTGTGTATTTGATTTCTGGGATATCAAGCTGTGCTACATAGTACAGACCTTCTCCTGTGCCTATTACCAGCTGCTTGTCCCTGTTGCTGCAGATATCAATGTGCACTGGCCAGTCCCTTTGATATTTTGCGACGTTGATCGTGAGCTCGTCGTCTCCAAAGGTTATTTTGGTTCCGGTTACTTCATAGGCGATTTTCGGACCTTCGTTCTTTTCGATTACCTTCATACGAGCATTCCTCCTTTAATCCTTAATTTCAAAGTTACGCTTGTCGCGCTGCCATCAAAGGCAATCTTGAAGCCATTCAGCTGCTTATCAAACACGGTAATGTCTCCGACATTGCCGTTTGCGCTGACTATTTCCCAGCTCACATCGTAGTTTAGGGTCTTCCTGGTGGTCACTAAACTCACGGTGTAGGCGCTGTCGTTGAACGGGAATTTCAGGGTGTTGGTAAGGGTGACGGTCTGAATTTCATTGAGAAACTCGGCCGCGAAGTCCGCCACCTTCTGCCTTATCCAGCGGTCAAACTGCATGAAGTAATGCAGGAATACCTGAAAGGCTGTATGTGCGTCCTGGATCCCATTTTCTACATTGTTGAGGTTTCTAGCACTTAAAGGGGTCCCTTGCTGTATCACTTGCCCGTTTTGGTCTACCACATGGTCTTGCCAAAAAGTATTGCTATACAATTTTCTTTACACCTCCTGTAATTTGATTTCAAACAACGTAAGAAGCCCTCTGGTACCATCTTTGGTTATGTTTTCGTTCCTCGTCAGAAAAGCCTTACCGTCATAAGTCATTAGCCTATATTGCGTTATCTGGCCTATAATTGTCTCATCAGCATATACGAAAATTTTTATTGAATTAGTTGTCACCTCAATTGTCTGAATATTAATGTCTTTATATTGCCCGTTTACTAGCACCTGTGCCTTGTAAAGTCCATTTTTAAGCGCCTTAAACAGGAAATTCACCCCATCCTGTGTGATCATGCGACCACCTCCATTCCGCAGTAGGTTGTTTCGCTAACCTTTATAAATAGCACTGACAGCCATGCCCACTTATCGCCACTTGCGTTTTCTCTATATCGCCTGCCAAGTGTCGTGACTACTTCTTCGCCAGAAACATCGACCGTGCCACACAGTTTCAGAATTTCGGAAAACCAGCGATTGAACACCACCATAGCTTGGAGTTCGTGCAAGAAACCTAAAATAAGCTGGTATGACAAATGTGCTGGTTTGTTGTCTTCTATCTGCTCAAGTATCTTTTCAAATGTAGTCTTTAGCTTTGTCTTAACCAAAAGCACCACATCAAAGGAGTATTCCTCATGATGTTCTATTACATCTGCACTGTCGGCAACTCCTTCCAATAGTTTTTTCAATCTTTCTCTTGTGACTGGTGGTTGCATTGTAAGCTTAGACTTGAGTAACCTCCGGCGCTCTTCCAACGGATATGCTTCTGTTTTAAGCCCCAGAAACTCATCCCATAAATTCAGTCCCCAGGTGGCTGTATCAATGAAAAATTGTGCTAATATCCCATCCAGTGCCTTATTTAGTAGCTCAAGTTCTGCACCCTGCGATTCAGCTATTGCTCCCATTACTCTACTGTTTAAGTAGTATTCTGGTAGATATCTCATTATTCTTTCCTTAGCCGTCATTGAAGGTCACCATTCCCAAAATCGCCTTCCCATTCTCTGGAACAACTATGTTTCCGATTCCGCCGTTTATGAATAAGTCCGAATAATCGCTTACTCCTTCTGTTTCAAAGATAATTTTGCCGATAGCAGCATATCGCACCGTCTCACCTATTCCCAAGCCGTTAATATAACTGGCCAAGGCAGTTTCTAAATTGGCTTTAACCGCAGCCGGATCATATCCGGGTTGGTAAAACAGCGTCACGCTCACATTCACTGTCACTACTTCTGGGGCCTCTACGGTTACGCTTGCTCCTATTGGAGCCTTGCCTTCTCCCTGGTCTGATGTAGGCGCAATATACTCCTGCACCTGCTGGATAAGGTCTGGTCCTGCTGGTGCTCCATTGCTATCCGTAATAATCACTTTAACAGTCCCTGGCCCGTTCCATAGCGGTATACATTTTGCTTCACCTACGCCGGGTACCTCCTTCGCCCAACGCTCATAATCGTATTTGTTCCCCGTGCCAGGTGGATATTGCACCTGCAACAGCAGCCGTTCTAACAGACTTTCATCGCTTTCTTCGTCTAATCCGCCTGAAGTAGGCATGGCATTGTTGACAGAGCTAACACCATGTAGTGGCTGCGCCAACAAGGATATAGCACCGGCGGCTACGTTTCCTGATGTCCCTGACTCCACTGCTTCAATGTTCACTGTGACTGTTCCGTCCGATTCTATTGTTGAATCTTCTGTGGTCACAAAAAACACCGCCGGAGCCGTCTCGCTTCCTACGGTGCTTACTTGCGTTCCTGCTGGGATAATCGTTCCAGGGGTGCCGGTGAATGTCACCTGGCCGGTAGCCTTGACCGCCGGTTTGCGGGTAAGGCCATGTTCTGCAGCTCGCAGGTCCAAGTATTCACCAAATGTGGTTTGTGCGAATCCTCTCCGAAGAACTTCCTGTGCCCATATTACCGCTTGAGCAAGTTCGGCAGCTACAGGAGCAAGAGCATCATAAATAAAACTCCCTTCGCTTTTGTCCAAGTCAGCAGGTAGTGCATTAAGCATTCGTCGTAAAATTGCTTCAAATGTCTGGTCCTGCAAATATTCCGGAAGTTCAGCCATTCAATACCACCTCCAATCGCGCCGACTCGCTGATAACCGGCACGGCGGTGAAACTCACCTTCACCGCGTCGCCTTCCCACTGAAAAGCAAAATCCTTCACTAGTTCGGTCCTCGGATCTACCAACAGGGCTTCGGTAATTACCCGCTCTAGTTCCGCTTCCACGGCTTTTCTTGACGGCTGCTTCAGCGCCTGCTCGATTTCCGAACCATAATCGATGCTGTAAATCACATGAGCAAACCGTTCCGTCAGCACTGCCTTGACGCACCACTGCGCCCAGGCGGTGTGACCGTCTGCCTCCACCACCCGCCCGGAACCGTCCACCACAAAGTCGCCTTTGGCAAAATCAAAGAGCCAACTTTTGCCGTACTTAGGCGCTGGTTCTGTTTGCTGTTGTTCTACAATTTCTGGTACATCAAACACTGGATAAAGATTCGGCATTTAGCTGCTCACCACCTTGCTCAATATGACCGGGTCCTTGTGGTCGTTTACCCAGGCTACCAGTACTCTATCATTAGGGCGCAAACCTTCCTTCAGGTTTACGTGTACTTTCGCCGTAATTGCTTCATCGGGATAATCCTTTACGTGCCTGATGTATTCATCACCCGGCAGGCCGGACAGCACGTGAAAATCGAACCTTGAAAGCTGAGAATAGCCGGTCACGTCGGGTATATCTGTGCCATCGGGGTTGACCGGGCTGGCTATTTTAATTACTCTCGAATAGATAGGTATTTCGATTTGCAGATTCCAGTCCGCTACCAGATATTCCCCTTTGGGAATCGGCACGGCAAACCGGTCTATCTTTAGACTCATGTCCTCCTGAATGCTACCCAGCTCCAACGCATCTGGCGTGGCGGTTTGAGTGCTTATCCTTTCGGCTATCACTTGCGCCAGCTTACTTGTCCCGCTGTTAACCAACATCCTCCACCTCCATTGTCATGATTCGGTTGGTTGCATCGTGTATAACGCTGGAAACGATATAGTAGCCTATCAGCGTACCGGCCTCAACTTTCACCTTGTCTCCTCTGCGCAAGAATGGTAGGTCAGGCGCTGTCACTTTGCGCGTTCGCCTTGGCTGTCCCCGCTCCTTCAGAATATCCTTAGCTGCACTTTTAGCCGCTGCTGGAGTATCGTACTGGCGCTGATAAACTACTTCCTGAAGAGTGCCGAATTCGGTCCTACCGTCCAATGTCGCTACAACAGGTGCTTTGCCTTCTTTATCTTCAGCCCCAATTATTTTTACGCGCGTAACCAAATCCTCTATATCCTGTCTGTCGTTAATGCTATCCACATTCATGTGTGCGCTAAAAACATAGACTGGGCTATTTATTCCCGGTCTAACAACGTCTATCTTTCCTTGCTTGCTTCGTATAATCCATTTTATACCGCCCTTTGCCTTCGCTTCTTTCAGGACCGAGTTAATCATATCAGCCAGCGTTTCTCCCCGGAAAACCTGCTTGCCCAGTGCAATATTTGGCCCTTGCACGGTTCCCAAGGGTATTCCCCAGGCCTTGGCAATATCCTTGATGATAGCCTTCGCAGTCTGGCCAGCTCTGTAGAAGCGGTCATCCTTGCTCTTCATAAGGTAAATAAGCTGGTCATAAGCGGTAATCGTAAAATGCCCCAGCGGATCTGTCCGGTAGTCCCAGACAAAAACAATACCACGGAATATTTCCCGCTGACCACTCCCCCAATCGGCATAAAGAAATATCTGGCCGCCCAGCGGTATGAGTTGATGCAGCCATTTTCCACCGGCAAGCTGTTGGTTTTGCAACTCTGCCTCCAATCGTACCGCAAGCTCTCCGTCATTTTCTTCCCAGGACAAACTGCGCAAAAAAGGCTGTAAATCTAGACGTTGACCATCAGGCTGAAGCAGTATTAAGGAATAGCTAATTTTTGAAACGTCAATCATGCAATCACCACCTTTTCAGGCGATTCTCAGCACCTGTCCTGGGTAAATCTTGTTTGGGTCTGGACCGATAACATTTCGATTCTTGTTGTAAATTTCCCTCCAACGCCCGCCATCACCCAAAGTTTTTTTGGCGATTGCCCAAAGTGTATCTCCCGGTTTGACGGTGTACGTTTTTGGGGCCGGGGGTGACGGTCTGGACGGTGCGGTTTTTACTGCCGTCCCCTGTTGGCCCTGCTGCTTGGCAGCCGCTTCGCCTTCGGCCAGAATTAGCAGGTCTCGTGCTTCTACCAGCCGGATGGAATAATAACAGTCTCCGTGCCCGCCCCGCCATTCATGCTCAAAACTATCATCCCCGTCAAAGTAAACGTCATGGTTAATAGGCGTCTCTGTCACCAGCAGACGGAGCTTTGTTCCTTCGTTGCGCCATAAAGACAAAATACCCGCAAGTTCTTTAGGCGAACGCCAACTTTTCACCATCGGGTCGTTTCTACGTGCTTCCCCCGGGAAAAACCCCTCAAATGAAAACCTAGTAGGCACCCGGCCACGAGGCAGAGAGATTTCTCCCAAAGTAATTACATCAAAGGTCAATATTCGGTTGCCGGTGTTGCAGGTTATTCTTTCCGGGTTCACCGGCAAATGAATACGGCTTCCGTCTGGAGCTGTGAGGTAGAAGTCCATAGTATCACCTTCTTTCCTGCAGGCATTTTATTTTATTTTATCATATTTTGGAATACCTCGCGCAAGTTATTCGCTATTGCATCCGTAATCTTGTCAATCGCATCGTCTATGTCTTCTCGTTTCTCAATCACCACTTGTCTTACTAGACCGGTTAGGTCGAAATTCAGATTAACGGTAGCAGGTCCTGGCGTGGCAAGAGAAGGGGTAAAACTAACTGGAATCTTTTCTCTCCAACCTTCTGTCATGGTCCCGACTAATCCGCCCTCTGCATATGGCCTTACCCCAAGCCTCCTGCCGGTTTCCAGCCACAGGTCCATGGCCCTAGCCCTCATTCGTGTCGATAAGGGAATTATCGCCTCCGGGCCTGCTTCGGCTACTAAACCCAAATGAGGACGGGTGAGAATGCCACCGGTGGTGTGGGGGGTGAGGCGGTCATATAAAGCACTTGCAGCTGCCTGGCCGCCAAATGCACCAACCCCAGCACCCAGTATGGTACCTAGCATTGCCGTTACCGGCGACATCGCGCCTGCGCCTACAAGCGCGCCTGTACCAGCACCAACCAAGGTGCCTGTCCCTATTGCACCTAAAATAGAGCCAAGCTCTTTGATGATTGCCTGTCTTTTATCGCTCGGCCCCATTATTTCGGCGATAGATACGAATAGTGATAGGGGCAAAGCTACCCTTGCAAATGCCTTGGTCGTTTCCCCATATCTGCGTACCAGGCTTTTTGCTTCATGCGCGATTCCACGTACCTTTTCTGTCTCTTCAATAGTCCTGGTTTTTTGCAATTTCTTTTCATAATTTTTGATAGACCTTGTAATTAGTTCCTGCCCTTTTCTAGTAGATTCAAGGGCAATCGCAGCACTTTCGGTCGTGTTGGTAATCGACGATACTCTATCACTTTTGAAAAGCATCTTTGTTTTATTCCATACGTTCCTAACCCCGCCCAGTACATTACCAAAAATACCCCCATTGGCATGTGGCATAACGCCCAGCAATTCACCGGTTTGTTGCCATAGCTCTAAAGCCCGCGGCCTCATTCGTACCGATAAGGGTATAATCGCTTCCGGTCCTGCTTCCGCAACCAAGCCCAAGTGAGGATGGGTTAAAATACCGCCAACAGCATGAGTAGCAGCCGCTCGCCCTGCTTCCCTACCCGCTTGGAACGATTCTTTTATGCTTTCCCAACGGGCTGTTATATTATCTAGGACGCCTGATGTCCATGTTTTGACATTTTCCCATTTGCTCTTCCACCAGGTTTTACTAAAAAGAGTGCTGCTAATACTGTTTTTAACCGTTTCCCAAACCGTCTTCATTTCGTCCCATTTTTCAGAAGTCCAGTCTTTTACGGATTGCCAATGGCCCTGCCACCATTCGCTGCTGAACAATGTACTACTTAAGGTCTCCTTCGTGTTTTCCCATATTTCCACCACGCTGGCCCATTTTTCTGCCGTCCATCCCTTTACGGCGTCCCAATGGCCCTGCCACCATCTGCTGCTGAATATGGTACTCATAATAGTAGCTTTAGCGCTTTCATAAACTTCTACCATGCTAGCCCATTTTTCACTAGCCCAGTTTTTAACTTTATCCCATTGTCTGCCCCACCATTCACCGCTAAAAATAGTGCTTTCTAAATAACCAGCTACATAACCAGCTTTTTCGGCAATAGATTCTAGAGTGAAATTTTCTTTTATCCAGTTCCAAGCGCTGCTTGCTGATTTCCTGGCTTTTTCCCATGCTCCACTTGCCCAGGTAGTTACGTCATTCCACGTATTACTTGCCCAGGTAGTTACGTCATTCCACGTATTACTTGCCCAGGTACCTACTGTATCCCATGCTTTGCTGCCCCAACTTAAAAAGTCACTCCATACATTGCGGAGAGTTTCACCTACTGCTGTACCACCCAAAAGTGCGATAATACCAGCTATTCCTGCTCCTACAGCTGTTCCTACGCCAGGAGTTATAGCTGTTCCTATAGCCGCGCCCGTTCCTACCATGCCAATTTTAGTTCCGCCAGCCCAATATCGCTTTCTGGCTTCTTCATAATCGGTCTCTTTGTAGCCTTGATATATGTCATAAGCACCTGAAATGACGCCAGCTACCCCTGCTAAGATTCCTCCGGTAGATAGCGCCTTACCTAAAACCCCGACTGCACCCGTTGTAGCAGCACCGGTTGCAGCTGTTCCGGCAGTTCCTAATCCTAGTTTACCAAGTACCCATTTGCCAGCTTTAAAAATGCCTTTGCCCAAGCCCCAAGCACCTTTTGCAAGCGCCCCGCCCCCCATCATCCACATTATAGCGGCAGGAACAAGAGCACCCTTGATATCGCCTTCCTTGAGTTCTTGGATAGTCCTTTCCCCAAGATTGGTCATTCCTTTATGCCAAGCCTTGACAATAATACCGCTTATTTTAGAGAAAGTCTCCAGAAGTCGTTGACTTCCTTCGCCATCCAGCCATGCATCAACCTTATCCAAGGCAAGGTTTAGGATATATATAAGTTTATCTCCAAAATCAAGCTTTTGAAATTCTGGATCTGCCGAAAGGTTGTTCCAAAATTCCTTTATTCTATTATACACCTGTTCAAATTTTAGTCCGACCTGTTCACCTACTCGTTCAAGCTTTCTCTGAAACTCCTCGAACTTACCTCCTGTATTTTCGGTCAAACCAACAATATCCAACAAGATCCGCTTAACTGGCCCAGCCATACCCTTTCCAAAATGCCAGACGGTCAGGTTTGCAGTATCCTTGATTACCGCAGTCATTCCTAACAGAGAATTGGACAATTCTTTCATGCCGCCGGCAAATCGTTTTTCAAGAGTCCTAACGATAGCTTCCATGGCCTTTTGGGAAGATATGCCAGCACGGCCTATATCGCCTAATTTCGATTCTGCAACTCCAAGCTCTTTTGCAAATATATTTAGAGGTAATTTCAGGTTAAGTGCTACCTGTTTTAAGTCTTGCAGGTTAAGTGTTCCGGCTGAAGCAATCTGTGTGAACCCAACCAAAGCCGCCTCGATGCCTTGCATACCAGCTCCTGTACGTCCGGCGGCGTCGCCAAATGCTAGCAAGGCTCGTTTAGCCTGCTCAAAATTATAACCAGCGCCCATCAACTGAATAGTAGCTCCCTGAAGGAATGGGAATTCAAAGGGCGTTTCCTTGGCGAAACGGACCAAGTCTTCAAAAGCCTTTTTCCCTTCTTCTACACTGCCCATATAGAAATCAAGGGACATCTGGGCTTGTTCAAACTCGCCGGCCAATTTTAGTGGGAAAATTATCCCTGCACCTACTCCGGCACCAGCACCAAGAAGGGCAAGGGGACTGGTGAGTTTACTTATAATGCCTTTTGCAGAGCTTGCAATACTTTTTATTGCACCGGTAACTTTGTCCTTGACTTGAAGAGTTATGGCCCATGCTCGAGTAGTTAGAGAACGTAGACTACTTCCAATCTCTCTAACCTTCATGGTAACTCTTTCGCGTAATGTCGCTTGCGGTTCGGCTCTCGACAAATCAAGCCCCCTAATCTGCGACATGGCCTTAGTAAGCTGGCCAAAGAGTTCACCGCGTAACTCCGCCACCGGACCAGCCTTGACGTTATTTAAAACTGCCAGGGCAGATTTGGCTTTGACGATTTCGTCAAGCAAGGGGCCTTTCATTTCCGCCGCAACGTCCACTTTGCCTTTATCCAGGGCGTCAAGCATAGCATTGGTTCTAGTCACGACAGCAGAAACCCTATCCTGTGCGGCGATGAGAGGGGAGGCCTGGGCCATGTCCAGCTTGCGGATCAACCTGTCAGCTTTTAGCACGCCGGAAGTGAGATGGTCCCGGACCTTCATTACAGGCTCAATCTGGAGCCTGGCTATTTTCATGAAATGCTGGCGCATTCGTTCGTTTTCTTTCCTAGCGTGCTGTTCCAGCTTACTTATTTTCTGTTCTGCCTGCTGTAGCGGTTTATCTGTTTGATCGTCAACTATGATAGGTATTTCAACTCGATAGATTTCCCCGCCGGCCATGGCCTGCCCTCCTCTCTATTTCTTTTACTTGTTCCTCTTCGGTTTCCAACTGTACCATCATAGACGCCAGCATAAAAGCCCTGACTTTGTAAGGCTTAGCATAAAACTCGTCAGGGGGAATACCCTGCCGCTGAAAAATGTGATGCAGCAGCGTGGCCTTCCCTCCTGCTTTTATGAGTTTTTTAAGGTTTCATCTGTGGTCTCAGCGTCCTCATCAGCGTAACCGCTTAATTCTTCAATAAGCTCAATGCACTTTTCTTTTTCTCCTCGTTTAAGGACCTTGTCAACCAACTGCCAGCCTGTGACTACGTCTGCTTTTGCCCAGAGGTCTTTATTGTCCCAGATCGCCTTTTTGTCATCAGGATGGGTAGCTGTGTAAATTACCAAGCTGTTGAACTTTGCTGAATTGAACTCCCGCGGTACGGCCAGATTGCCCAACCTGCGGTCTTTAGCCACTTTTGTAGCCTGGTCCCGACATTTCTCAAATTCACTGTCATCAAGACCACGAACCCGGAAGGAAAACAGTTTTTTGCCGTCCCGGATCACTTCAAAGACTTTATACTCAATAATCGTTTCCATCGCCTCCAGGACCCCTGCAACATCCCGGAGGATTACATTTTCGTTCTGGACTATATAATCCTTCTTTTCTTCGCTCATATTATCCCTCCGTTATTATCGAGCTGGTGCACGAAGTACGCCCATGAAGTTTAACACTGCATCAGGAGCACCGTTGCGTAGCCCATCAATAACTTTCTGCAACAGCCGGGCATCACGGATCACAGTCTCGGTGAAGGTCAACGTCACCGTATAGCTCTGTGGAACAGCCCAGGTCAACTTACTTCCTGCCGGCTGATAGTCGGTATTTGTATAGTTTACCTGAGCCTGCCACTGGTTGACTTCTGCCAAAAAGTTTCCATCACCATCGTATAATTCGCCATTGTACCCCCGTAGAATATACCGCGGGTCTAAGGCGCCGCTGTCCAGCAGTTCCTGAAGTTCAGGCGGTTCGTTTACCCGGAAGGACCATGAACGATTGATAATGTCCCCCGAAGTTACGTTTGCAATGTCAATACTACCATCAGGTACACATGACCGGAAAATATAGCGTCCATCAGCCATCTAAAACACCTCCATTATTGATTTTCAGCCGGCGGAGCAAACCGGAACTGGAAGGTAATGTAAACTTTTTCAGCACTGTCTAAATCGTCAACCTGAACCACAAACCAGGCTGAGTCTCCAACCGGCGGGTTGTTTGGGTCCTCAAAGATGGAACCCTGCAACAAAGCACCTTCGGCAATCATGCGATTGATGATACCTTGAGCCGCAGCAATCAACGTTGCTCTGCCATCCGGGCTGTTGTTGATTTTTCCAATCAGCGGGTCCCAGGTACCAGCTATCCTGTCCATCAAGTTATCCCTGGTTCTTACTCTTCTGATTTTCTTCCAGCCGGCATCCATGTCGGCAGTTGGCGTCACAAAGGTATTGATACCGTACTCGATATGCACTTGCTTTTGCGCCGACATTGTGAACACCAAAGCACCNCTATTGATTGCCTGTTCGATTTCTGCNTTAGTTAGAGCTCCGATCAGTTCGGTAGCCCCCCTCACTACATAGTGAGTTAAGGATTCTGTGATTTGAGCAGATGCAACCATACCAGCCACTCTTGCAGCAGCCTTATAACCCTCCCTGGTTACACCGTCACTACCCTTGAATCCATTGGCCACATAAATAATAGCCGGGTCATTAAAGGCCCTGGCATTAGCCAATCTTGTATCAAGGGAAACGCTAGTCGGCTCTCCTACTACAGCCAGTACTCTTTTACCCTCATTTCTCACCCGGTCAATATAGGCTTGTACCAGAGTATGTGTTGCTGTGTCGTTAGTATCCACCGCCAACACATTCCAGTCTATTGCTTCGATTGCTGATAGTCCTGCACTATAACTTTCACCGTTTACGGTCGGATCTTGTCCGCCAGTAAGTGGCTGTTGAGTAACTGTTGCCAGAATACCGTTGCCACCTGCCAGCTTCGTGGCAGTAATGTAGAGGCTGTTGGAAGCATTTACTGCGTCCACAAGAGCCTGCGGTTCTCCGGTACCCTTAGCGAAAGTAATTGTTTGTAACAGCGTCGCCCCCTCGTAGAGCAAGAGTTCACGCTTGGTCGTATCGGTAAGGGAATCCCTGATGGTTACTTTGAAGTCATTGCCACGTGTGCCCTCATATTTAGCCATGATAGTCACTACGTCTGCTGGGGTAGTAGCGGTGTCTTTAAGGGTAATTGAGGCCTTCGCCCCACCACTACCTAAGCGATATCCAACCACTCTACGGCAACCACCACGGAAAGCTTCAAGTGCTACATCAATTGTACCAGCAGAACCAAAAGTAGCAGTAACTGCATCCGCACTTTCAAGATAAGTCACTTGTCCCAGCGGTCCCCAGGAAGCCCGGAACAAAGCAGCCACAACCCCCTGTGGCACAATGGCCTCCTGTAGCTCGCCAATATTCGTAACACGAACATAAACACCCGGGCGCACTTTTTGTTCGCCCACTTGAAATACAGATCCAGCCATTTTACACTACACCTTCCTTTCCAAAAAGTCTTTGATTGCCTTTTTAGCTTCAGCCTTGGTCATCGTATCTTTACCGGCCAGCTTCAAAGCGCCGGCCATTACTTCCGGCTTCACCCCAAAAGAAGAAGCCGATGCAATGAGCTCGCTGCGGCCATACACTGGTTCTTCCATCGTTGTAGTTTTATCCGTTTCGAGCTCGCTGCGGCTATACGCTGGCTCTTCTATCGTTGTAGTTTTATCCGGTTCCTTTTTACCCATCGGTTTTCACCTCCATGTTAATATCACCGCTTGCAGCCGCCCCCCGCAATACTTCATACTGCGCCTGCGGCTGCAGCACACCAAATCTCGCAGTAAGCTGTATCTGACCGCGGCGCATTGGGTCGGCTTCGCTGTCGGCGGTAACGCGCAGTAGTTCTAATGGTCCATCATCGGGCGTCTTTAGCCTGCGCTGTTTTGCTAACCCTTCCGTAACTTTCCGCACCCAGCTCAACCGGATTGCTGCACTGGGGGCCAGAATGTGCCCGTTAATCTGAACCTCCATCCAGTTTACTGCAGCTGTGATTTCCGTCGGCGTCAATCGTACCATACGCCAATAGATCCCCGGTGTTATATCTGCCGGCGTCCATGTCGCTGGATTCGTTTGCACTTCTGGCCAAGTTTTCTTTGTCCAGTTCTGCAATGCGGCCACTGGATCCGGGTCGTAAGTCAGCCCATTCAACCAGCCTAAGGCAAACACCCGGAAGCGTAGGCCTCGGGTGATGGCATCCCATTCTTCGTCCACAAAATCCGGGCCGGCACTCCCCACGTAATCGACTAGGTATTCCTCGCCGGCATGGGAGAACCTTACCCGGTGCAGGGTGTTAATGATAGCATTGGCTAGGCTGTCCACCTGCTGGAAGGTGGTCCGCTTGACGTAGGGCCACACCTCGATTACAGTTGAAAAACCTGCCCAGTCCGCTTCCGGGTCTTGTACGCCCTCTCTAAGCACAAGATAAGGCTTTGGAGTGTTCAGTCCTGCTACATGCGGTTCGTATACTCTACCTTGGATTTCTGGTATATTGTTTACAAGCAGTTGACGTATCGCTTTCCTCATTCTAACCACTCCAATAATCTTTTACAGTTTTCTTGATACGAGAATGGTGAGCGTCTACCGTAGGCCTTACAATAGCGTAGTTTCCTCCGTGAGCTATTTCAAGCCATATTCCGTACTCAACACCGTGCGAAAGGTACAGGACCAGCTCATCATCAGATGATTCTACGCCCCCATGCAGAGATTGCCGAGCGTGGCCTGTCCTGTCTGTCCAGGGTGCATGGGTTTTAGCGTATCCTTCAAGCTGGCTGGCCCAATTTTGGAGCAAAGCGTAAAGTCCTGCTTTTTTCCTTTCGAGATACTCTTTTGTCTGGTCGCCCAGCGCCATCTCAGCTCACCTTCTCCAAGGCCGCCTGGTAGCCTACTAACTCACCTTTTACTACTTGAGGGTATACTTCTAGCACCTGAAATTTTCCTAAGCCCGGTACCTCAAACTCATCCAGTACATTAGGTCCGGCCTTGACGTCCGCTTTATAGTCCACCAACATTCCCCATGTTCGGTCCACCTGCTTAGTGCCAGCCAAAGTGCTTACTTCCTGCGGTACCCATGTTCCATATTGATAAATCCGCACAACGAAGGGCCCTACTTCGCTCTCGATTTCTTCAAAATGTCCACCCATATCGATTTTTTCTGTACGGTGAATTGTAATTGTCGTTGGGTTCTGCTGAATAGCCCATTTGGTATGTTGCCGCCGGAGCACTACTGAGTCCATGTCACAACACCTCCGGTGGCTGGATTCTCAGTATTACACTTCCCATGCCGCTAGTGGCCATGCGACTATAGGTCTCGGCCATCTTCAAGGCATAGTTCACCATATCTTGAAGCTTTCGCATATCGTACCGTTCCTGACCCACAGCATAGCTTTCTATCTGCCCCAGCTCTCGCTGAAACATCCCGGCTTTGAGTGTCCACCCGGCTGCAGCAGCTTCGTATATGTTTGTTGCGTCAATTAACAATTCGTCTATATCCGCATCTGAAAAGCGGGTATCCGCATCACTTCTGTTTTCTGGAATTCTTTCGTCCAGTAGCTTCCTCAGCTTTATCCTCAGTTCTGGAGTCGGCGTCATTCTCTTTCACCGCCTCTGGCCCATCATAATACATGCAGTTATGTTCAAGTGTTGCGGTTTCTCTCGTCCATCGCCTGGGGCCCAATTCTTTCGCACAATGTACGGGCGGTAACATAGAGAAGTCAGCGTCCGGCTTCCACGGAAACCGGGTGCAATCCATACAACGTGCCATTTACCTCACCGCCTTAGGCCAGGGTAATTTCCTGAACATTTTCTTCTATTGCAGCATACACACCCCGGTAAGCATATGCCACGATCTGGCTTTCAACCAGCCTGGAGAGGTCACCGCTGGTTGCCTCCACCCTCAAATCTTGCTTAACCAACTCTTTGAATCCTCTCTTCGGTCTAATTAAGTATGCCTTCCCAGGTGTCACGCCGGGATAGCTATAAGTCTTCTTGCCTACGACAGTCTCCCAACCATCGTAGTAGATCACGGACTGAATACCGCTAATAGCCGGGTAGACAGTACCCTCTATTTGATGTCCACCTTTCAGGGCCATCTCTATATTTGCCTGGTCAGCAGTGGAGGTTAACAGCACCGTCCCGGGGCGCTTCGCCTTAGCTGCGTCGGCAAGGGCTTTAGTGATTGTCTTATACACGCCCACCCATGCGGGATCTCCAGCACCGCCCTGGTAAGCTGTCTTGTTAGCAGCGGGGTAATTGAAGCTCAGTATCGGGTACAGGTGAATATGATTCAACAAAGCATTGTAAGCCTCACCAATAGCTCGGTTCAATATCTCGACCGAAAAAGCTTCGTTGAAATCCTTCATTTCCTTCGTATACTCGAAGCCGGCGGCATAGGTTAGGATACGAGCGGTAGGCCCCTGCTCGGCCTGCAAACGGCCAAATTTAACCTCTTCGCCTTCCATATGTTCGGTAAACACAACGGTCCCGGTAAGCGCCCATTTTGCATCAAGTACCCGGGGTAGATTCGGATCTTGTATGCGTTCATAAATGGGCCGGTAAAGCAACTGCACCTGTTCTCGGCCAAGCTCCACGTCCAGGATTACCTTCCGCAGTAGGTCCTTAAACTGCTCCAGCGAGCCAGAAGTCAGCATTTCACCGATTGGTCTCGATAGCTCAAAAGTCTCCATCTCGCCGTTGATTATCTTCTTTTCTACCTCATATAATTTGCCGTCCAATACAAAAGGTACCATCTCAGTATAGGTGCCTTGGCGACGTGCTTCTTTCAGTGTTTCCTGGCTATATACTTTGAAAGCCACCTAAACCACCTCCATTGATTTGTTAAACTTGCGGTCCGAGAATGAACCAGATTACGTTATTTGCATCCTTTGGCACTGTTACTCTGCCAACCTTGCGGTTTGCGCCAGTTCCATCGCTGTTCGTTAAGACCTTATTGATAGGGTCATAGTACACTAAATCACCTTTGTTAAAAGCGTCTGCTGTATTTATCTGGTCCGTTTCGTATTCTGCCTGCTCGATATTGAGCACGACCTCCGCCGTTTCTCCTGCGCCGGTAATCACCGACTGCATGGCGCAGCCGAAGAAACCATCAAGCAAGTAGAACTTGCCTGCTTCAATCGTGGTACTTTCGGGCACCGTTACCTTTACAGATTTACCATCAGAAATTTTGCCGTACCCAATATTAGTTACGGTGCTGGGTACGGGTTGTCCAATGTAAGCCATTTAACCCACCTCCATGTTAAATTGCCTGGCGTTTCACGCGCAGGGTTGTAGTTTCCTTCTTACCGTCGCCACCAATCACCGGCGGCTTATCAACGTGGAATTTACCAATTGCCGCCTTGATTGTTTCGTCTTCCAGCAGCTTATCAATCTCTCCAGCTATCTGCTCCTTAGTTGCACTTTCAGGCACATTGAGCATCTTCTTTACTAGTACCTGGGCCATTTCTCCTGCTACTTTCTCCTTCAATACTTCATCAATCAGCTTTTCACGTTCAGCAGCTGCTTTCTCATCCAGGGCTTTCCTCGCCTCGGTAGCCACCTGCAGCACGTCCATTTCCCCAGTGACGCTCAGGGCCTCTTTTACCTTGCCCAGGGTTTCCACTGCGCCGGTGACTTCTTTCAGCCATTCAGCATCAATCTCACCAGCAACCTCTTGGGCCTTCCAGCCCATTTCTCCGACTACCTGACCAAGAGTAACTTCTTTACTGGCCAGCATCTGTTTAAGTTGCGCAACAATTTCCTTCCAACTCATTGGATTTTCTCCACCTCCACTTAAAATTTCATCCATCTCACCAATTGCCACAACCGATGTAGGCATCCCTGCCCTGCCTAATGGTGTCCAGTCAATGGATAAGGGTTTATAGTCCACCACGTGTGTTTCGCCGCCCACCTGCTGCAGTTTTGGTATACCGAAAATGCTCACTGTTCGGATAGTCTTGGCCTTGATCCAGCGCTTCAGATCCTTAGCGGCGGCATCCACTACGCCCCGGAAGTATGCCTTTCCATCCTTCCAGAGAGCACCGACCCAATGCGTCACCGGTGTCGGAAACTGATGATCCACTTCTTCCGGCTTTTGGTGTCCTAGAAACCCAGGTAACCCTTGACTCATCACTTCTCCAACAATCTTCTGCAAAGCTTCGGGTCTATAATCCCAGCCCCGTTTTGACTTGCCGGCGGGGATTTCTACTACAACCTCCATCGGTTCTGGGTCTCCGGCTTTCAAGGCCTGAAGATCAACCCAAGGGGCCAACGGTACGTCTTCTACTTTCATTTCTCCAGATATGACAGCTTGCACAGAAGCCATTTCGCCAGCAAACTCAGCCAAAGACTCCGGCGGTTCAAGCTCAAGCTCCATATAATGTCTCAACAGGTGTCTTGCCGCCTGGTGCTTTTGCTGTGACGTAAGATTAGGCTCTGCACGTGCGCCAGCCAAAGCAACAGCCGCTGCCACTAAGCCATTGCGATTTAAGACTACTGCACCATCTTCTTTAACCTCATGGTGTGGCCCCCAGCAGTCAGCCTGGGTCAAGTCTTTATTAATTTCAGCTTTAACTACGGCATAAACCTCCCGAATTGCCGCAGTGACGCCTTCGGCTCCTTCCTCCAAGCCCTGCTTAAGCAGCTGCCAAATGCGGCTCTTGTCCACATCGCTCCAGGGCTTGTTGCTGGCCACCGACTTATCTATTCTGAACGAAGCAGGTACCACTAGTTCACCTCCTTTCAAAATGATACAATAAAAGCACCTCGGCCTTAGCCTCAGCGCTTGTTAACGTATTGACCGGTCTTTAAGTCTCGCACCACCAGCTTTTGATGTCTGGAATGAATCTCAATTCGCTTTGAGGTAGGATTTTTGTAAACCTGAACCGGCTGATTTTGATTTTGTTTCTCTTCCATTACCCTCCTTCCTTTCATTTTTCTGGTATTCGTTTTGGACAGGGTTCTTCGTTGTAGCGGTATTTTTTGAAATTTGTCCCGAATACTGCGCAGGTAGCATAATCCAAGGCGTTCTTGCAATACGCGCATTGCGAAAATTCAGCTGTGACCTCGCCTTTCTCCCATCTGAATCT